GTTGGATTTGCCACCCAGCGGACGCGGACACTGTTGTTGACTGACCAGATCGTTGTAATTCTGGGAGGCTTCCTATAGATCAACAGCAGGGTCCTTGTCAGAGATGTGGATTTATATATAGAATTTCACAATCAAGACGCGAGAAGTCATAGTCCTTGTCAGATTCGCTTATCGCAGCTTGTCGGCCGCCCCTGGAAACTCGGGCGGCCATTTTATTTTCCTGATATCTCCTCCCGCTGGTTCGCCAGCCACTTCCGGCCCGGTTGAGCATTTTGCTCCCAGGCCGATTCTTTTCCCACTTCTCCCACGCCGCACATTGCGGCTTTTTTTTGGAGTTTCGCCATGGCTCGCAAATCCGGCTTGTTTCATTCCGTCCCCAAAGGCGTGCAGGAACCCCGCGGCACGAGTGCTCCGCAAAACACCGCCGTAGGCTCCGGCAGCCGTCCCACCCGCTCGCGCATCGGCATTGAGTCCAGCGCTCCCCAAGACCCCTACGGCCTGGGTCGCAAGACGGGCAACGCCCTGAAGTAATCATGGCCAAGCTCACCACGAAGGCGCGCAAGGGCCTGCCCAAGTCCGAGTTCGGACTGCCTGGCAAGCGCGCCTATCCCATGCCGGACAAGGGCCACGCCGCCAATGCCAAGGCACGCGCCACGCAGATGGAGCGCGCCGGCAAACTCAGCGCCTCGGCCAAGAAGAAGATCGACGCGAAAGCCAATCGCGTGCTTGGGCGGGGAAAGAAGGGCTGATGCTCACAGCAAAGCAGCAACGGTTCGTTCAGGAATATCTGGTTGACCTGAACGCTACTCAGGCGGCGATTCGAGCCGGATACAGCAAGAAGACGGCCGGCCAGATTGGTGACGAGAACCTCAAAAAACCTCAAATAGCCGAGGCTTTGGCCGTTGCCCAGGCTGCGCGCGCCGAACGCACTGGCATCACTGCCGACGCTGTGCTGCAGGAGCTGGCCAAGATCGGTTTCGCCAACATGCAGGATTACATGCGTGTCGGGCCAGACGGCGATCCGTACCTGGACTTCTCCAACGTCACGCGTGATCAAGCTGCGGCGCTGTCGGAAATCACGGTCGAGGATTTCAAGGATGGTCGAGGCGAAGACGTGCGAGACGTGCGGCGGGTCAAGTTCAAGCTGGCAGACAAGAAGGGCGCGCTGGTAGATCTCGCACGGCACCTTGGCCTATTCGAAAAGGACAACGCCCAGAAGGCGGTCACGGTCGTCATCAACGCCACAGATGCCGGCGTACTCTGATTTTCATGCTGCAACCGCAGCAAAAAGTGTCGAAAAACTCGGGGTTGTATGACGCATCGCACCATAAATAGGGTGTCGGCATGACGTACAAGCCCACGGCGAAGCAGGAAGAGGCCCAGCGCGTCATAGCCGGCAACGCCCCACACATCCTGCTCGATGGCGGCAGCCGCTCCGGCAAGACGTTCCTGGCCATCCGTACCGAATGCGTCAGAGCCCTGGCCGCGCCCGGCTCGCGTCACGCGGCGCTGCGTTTCCGGTTTGCCCACGCCAAAGCCTCGATTGCGCTGGACACACTGCCGAAAGTCATGAGCCTCTGTTTTCCCGAGGTGCCCTACAACATCGACCGCACAGACTGGATCTGCCGGCTCGGCGACGGTTCGGAAATCTGGATTGCGGGCCTGGATGACAAGGAACGCACCGAGAAGATCCTGGGCCTGGAGTTCGCGACGATATTTCTCAGCGAGTGCTCGCAGATCCCGTACGCGTCCCGCAACATGGCCGTCACGCGCCTGGCGCAGAAAGTCACGTACAAGGTCGGGGACATCGAAAAGATCCTGCGCCTGAAGATGCTCTACGACTGCAACCCGCCGTCGATGGCGCACTGGACATACCAGCTCTTTCACAAGGGGCTCGATCCCGACACCGGGAAGCCTGTAGACAGGACGCAGTACGCCTCGATCCAGATGAACCCGGGCGACAACCTGGAGAACCTGCCGGCCGGCTACCTCCAGACGCTCGAACATCTGCCGGACCGGATGCGCCGTCGGTTCCTTGAAGGCCGGTATGCGGACGCTACGCCAAACGCGCTCTGGTCAGACGAAGTGCTGGATCGCTGGCGCGCCGCTGACTTGGTGCCCGACATGCAGCGCATCGTGGTCGCGGTCGACCCCTCCGGTGCGGACGATCAGGACAACGCCGATAACGACGAGATCGGCATCGTGGTGGCAGGCTTGGGCGTGGATGGCAATGGCTATCTGCTTGAAGACCTGACTCTCAAGGCTGGTCCCGGCAAGTGGGGTCAGACGGTAGCCACGGCCTACGACCGGCACGACGCCGACATCGTGGTCGGCGAGGGCAATTTCGGGGGCGCCATGGTCGGGTTCGTCGTCAAGGCGGCGAAACCTGGCATCCCCTTCAAGCTGGTCAATGCCAGCCGCGGCAAGGTGGTGCGTGCTGAACCCATATCGGCATTGACCGAGCAGGGGAAGGTCCGATTCGTCGGCACGTTCCCCAAGCTCGAAGAAGAGCTTTGCGCGTTCACCACGACCGGTTATGTCGGCGAACGGTCGCCGAACCGGGCCGACGCGTTCGTGTGGGCCATGACTGAACTATTCCCCGGCATTGCGAAGAGGCACGTCGAAATCGTGAAAGCCAAGCCCACTCTGGTGCGGCCCGGCGCCGGCTCTACAGGTTGGATGGGCGTCTGATGTTCGACGATCTGCGCGATCTGGCTGTCATCCGTCGGCGCACGGCCGAGCCCCTGACGCAATACCTGCTCGGGCGCGAGTGTGACGCGCTCAAGTCCGCGCAACCCCGTACGTTTGAGGTCGAGATCCTGCCCAACGCGCACCGCGACTATTGCACGCTTGTGATTCGCCGGCGCAACCGCCGTGTGCGCGCCCGATTCGAGTCGGTCTTTCTGCATCTACCCCTCGAAACCTTTTCGCAGTATGTCCTGCAACCCCTCATGCCTGCTTTCGACGAATGAACTATCAGGAATTCCGCCACTACAGCATCGTGCACGGCTGCCGCGTCTCGCGTCTGTCGGCCTATGACGCCAACGGCGACGAGCATTTCGTGATCGTCCCGGCTGAACCGTCGGGTGCCGAGCTGCGCGCCAAGCGTGAACAGGCCCTCGATGCCCTGGTCGCATCCGTCACGGCTGGTGGTGCTCCCGGAGAAGTCACGTGGCAGTAGACGAGAACATCGGTCTGCCGGAGATCGGCCCGGGCATGGACAAGAAGTATTCGCCCGACATCGCGCCGCCCGAGAAGGCCAAGGGCGAGAAGGCGAACCCGGTCAAGACGTCGAAAAAGGATCAGGAACGCATCCTGGCCACGGCGAGAAAGCGGTTCAAGGCGTGTGTAGAGGCCGAGTCGGACAATCGCAAGAAGGCGCTCGAGGACCTGAAATTCAAGGCCGGCGAACATTGGCCGGCGGACATCCGCCAGCAGCGTGCGGACGAGAAACGCCCGTGCCTGACGATCAACACGATTCCCACGCTCACGCACCAGGTCTCCAACGACCTGCGCCAGAACCGGCCGGCGATCAACGTCTCGCCCATCGGCAACAAGTCGGATAAGCAGGGTGCCCAGGCCTTCGCCGGCATGATCAAGGCGATCGAGCGGGATTGCGCCGCGGACATCGCCTACGATACCGCGATCACCTCGGCCGTGGATATCGGTTTCGGCTACTGGCGCATCCTCACCGAGTACGAACACGAAACCTCTTTCGACCAGGTGCTGGTGATCCGGCGTGTCCGCAATCCTTTTTCGGTGTATCTGGACCCGCAGCGCCAGGAGCCGGACGGCTCGGATGCGACCTTCGGCTTTGTCACCGAGATGCTGCCGCGCGAAGAGTACAAGGCGAGGTACCCGAAAGCCAATAAGCTGGGCTGGACCGAGAAAGGCATCGGCGACGAGCTGGCCCAATGGATCGAGCGCGACGCCATCCGCATTGCCGAATACTTCACGATCGAACACGAGATGAAGCGGCTCGTACAGTTGGCCACCGGCAACATCGGCTTCTACGATGATCTGGACGAGAGCGTGAAGGCCGACATCGAAGCCGGCCGCATGGAAATCCTGAACGAACGGGAAGCCGAAGTTCAGAAAGTGACCTGGTACAAGATCACGGGCCTGGAAGTGCTGGAAACCCGGGAGTGGCCTGGCCGCTGGATTCCGATCGTGGAAGTGATCGGCGAAGAGATCGACCTGCAGGGAAAAGTGATCCGCAACGGCATGATCCGCAATGCCAAGGATCCGGCCAGGATGAAAAACTACTGGGCATCCTCGAAGACGGAACTGGTCGCCCTCGCGCCCAAGGCACCGTGGGTGGGCGCGGAAGGTCAGTTCGAGGGTCATCCCGAATGGGATCAGGCGCACCTCAAGACCTACGCCAAGCTCGAATACAAGCCCACTGACCTGGAGGGCAAGCCGGTCCCGGCTCCCACCCGGCAGCCGATGGTCGGTGTCCCGCAGGGCATTGTCGAGGCCGAACAGTCCTCGGCCCAGGACATGATGGCCGCCACCGGTGTACGGTTCAACGCCACAGCCCAGGATCGCCTGTACGACGAATCGGGCAAGGCCTTGCGCGAGATCCGGCGCAACACGGATATCGGGGCTTTCCACTACATCGACAATGCCAGCCGGTCGCTGCGCCATTCCGGAAGAATCCTGATCGACCTGATCCCG